GCCGGCACGGCGTCCGCTGGACTGCCGGGTTGGGCGTCTTTGAACAGATAGAAGGGAACGATATGCACGCTTTTTTACGCTCAGACGGGAAGGTGCTTCATTCCGACACATTTATGCGGGGGCCGAAAGCTGGACCTGGAAAGGTGTGGAACAGGCGATACGACAATTTGTGGGTTGAGGAAGATTCTCCGCACGGGATGGAGTCGAACCCGAACCACATTAGCTACGAACTGCACATTTTTGGTGAACACCACGAATCGTTTATGCGGAGGCAGTACAAATGACAAAGGAAGAACTGAACGACCTAAAGCGAGAGCACAACAAACTACGCGCCGAAGGCTGTGAGCTTTGGGAACGAATCGAGGTTGTTTTCGAGCGGGTAACAGAACTGAGAAAGCAGATCGAAGCTGCCGACCCGGATGACTACGACCCGATACGGCTGATTTTCGCGGGCGACTTCGATGTTGAACCCAAGTTCGCAAGTGTAAGTTGCTCACAGTGCGGGCAGGATTTCGGACCTGGCGATCACGGATTTTCACACTGCGAGAACCACACGAATGAGACGCACAACGTTTGACATGAAAGGCGGCGACCTGCTTGCCGGGCGACGTCCTTTCGATGGAATGGTTAGACATCATTTTTGAGGAAAACATGAATCTTCTTGACGCACTGAAAACGATTGAATCGCACATTCGCCCGGGCATGACTATCGAATGCTGGATGTTGAGCAACGGCCAAATGATGCGCAAGGTGTCTTTCAACGATGGCGATTCGTTCGCTGCATCAAATGCCGAGTGGGAAGCCGCGATCAAGGCGGTTGGCGCACTTTCGCAGATGCCGACGACCGTTGAAGACTTTGGCGACAAATACCCGCAAGCCTTCGTGAAAACGGGGTTCCCTGCGGAAAGACGAACTGATGATGTCTAACGTCTGACATAACCGGCGCCGTTAGGCGTCCGGTTGATGGAAGGGTTGGGCGTCTTTTTGGAGGAACACATGAACGCAGCAGAAAAGATTATTCGGCAGCTTGTAGAGAAGCAAGCCGACGACCGTGCGCACAGACTTGCATCTATTGCCGCTGAAGAATTCATTCGATGCAACGGGTTGGCAACTGGCACGGCAGATGAGTTTGTTTTTCACGGCGCAGATTTGGCAGATGACCACTTCCAGGATTGCATTGCGCATTTGAAGTGGGCCGGGCAATGCGTAGTCTTCGAGCGCGAGGAAGAAACGTCGGTGATTCTTGGCGACTATTCGCTGGAGTCACTTGCATGACGCCCAACGTCGAAGCTAACCGGCCCGAAACGGCCCGAGGAAACCTATGACAAGCGAACAGAAGGCGCCGGCCGTTTTGGGTCCGGTTGAGCGACAGGTTAGGCGTCTGGATGACGGACTGCCGGCCGATGCCGTGCGGTTTGCTGGTGATGTGTGCCAGCCGAACGGGCTGATGTTTGACGCCTTCGGGGCGCCACGCACCCGGTACGTGAGGGTGACGCTGAGCGGAAGCCATTGCGTGATGCACCCAAGCGAGGGCGACTGCTACGTCGAGGAAGCGCGAAACGCTGGCGACCCGGATTGGGAGCGGTACATCGTGCGCGACGTGTGGCTCAGCGAGCGAGAGTTCGAGGACTTGCCAGAGTTCGATGGGTTTTGACGCCTAACGTGAGTTAGACATCACGCAGACGCATAACAACAAAGGACAAACCCAGCATTAATGCGGGTTTGCGCCGTGCAAGTGACGCATAACACTGGCACAATACAAGCTCTCCTCCACCCTGGGCCACAGAGGCCCTTAGCCCCGGTTGAGTCTCGCGATTCCCGGGGCACTTTTTTGCCTTGCGTAATGCACACAAGTGCAGTAATATCGTGGCATGAGAAGCGACAATATCCGGCCACGCGGAGACGTGGAATTCAGGGCTGTGGGGGTTGGTTTGAGCATGACGCTCATTTGCGCCAAGTGCCACAAAAAATGCGCGCAGATCGGAAGCGGAATCCGTTTCGTTCTTGGTGGTCGGCAGAGGGTGTGCGCTCGATGCAAGGGCGAGATCGACGCAATCAAAAAGAGGGGGACGAAATGAAGATGGCAGACATTGCGGCGCCGTACATCATCGCGCTGCGCGTGGGCGAAGTTTTCCGTAGTTCCGAGATCGCTGATCGTGCGGGGGTGAGCCAAAAAAAAGTCGGGGAAGCGTTGCTCGCGTTATCTCGGGACGGTGTTGTGGCCCGGCATGGTCGGTGGCATTGGGTCAGGCTTGATTGCGGGGCGCGGATTCAGAGCGCAAGCCGCCCGATCATGTGGGACATGCCGGAGGTTGAATCAAATGGGTCGATCGTCGATCGGGCACTTGCTAGCCGCCCGCTGCTGGTCGTGGCGTTTGATACGGCTGTGGCTGGTGGGGCGCTATGACCGACACGACCAAATTGCGCATGACCCTGCCAGACGCCCAGCGCGGCGGTGTGCTGCTGACGACTGCGGCGCAGTGGGCAAAATCAATGCTGATGGCTGGCCACCGGCTCACGCTTGCAATACATCCCGAGACACGCAAAGAGGCGCAAAGCCGCAAATTCCACGCGATCTGCGGCGACATTGCAAAAAGCGGGCACGCGCTGCACGGCAAACCCCGCACAGCCGAGGAATGGAAGGTGCTGCTAATCAGCGGCCACTCGACGGCCACAAAAGAGCCGACCGAATTCGTGCCAGGGCTTGAGGGTGAGCTTGTGAATATCCGCGAGAGCACGGCGGCCATGGGCGTGCGCCGCATGGCCAGCCTGCTGGAGTACTCAATTGCTTACTGCGCGCTGCACCGAATCCCGACGATTGACGACGACGAGGTGACGAAATGACGCGCCTTGACTTTGCCCGCTGCCCAGGCGCTTCATCCGATGGCCATTGGCGCGAGGGCTGCGACGACTGCCGTTGCAGAGCCGACCCCGAGACATCTGAGGCGGTCTACTGGATCACGCCGCCCGAGATCGTTGTTTTTGAGTGCGAAGCGAGGATCGCGCCAGATGCCTAAATGCAAGAGCTGCAAAGCTGATTTTGTGCGCTTGCGCCCATTGCAGCGGGCCTGCTCTCCGATGTGCGCGCTGGCCCTGGTGTCAGCGGCCAAGGCCAAAAAAGCGGCGGCAGAGCACCGCAAAGCCAAAGCCAAGGCAAAGACGCGGGGGCAGTGGATCAAAGAGGCGCAGGCGGCATTTAACGCATGGGTGCGCGCCCGCGACTCACATCAACCCTGCATCTCATGCCAGCGGCCAGCATCTGACAATTGCCAGTGGCACGCCGGACACTACCTGAGCACCGGGGCGCGGCCAAATCTGCGTTTTGATGCTGACAATGTGCACAGACAGTGCGCTCAATGCAACACCCACCTGAGCGGCAACCTCATCAATTACCGGATTGGGCTAATTGAGCGGGTAGGGGTTGTGAGAGTGTTGGAGCTAGAGCAAGACCACGCGCCACGGAAGTACACCATACAAGAGCTTGAGGCGATCAAGACGGCGCACAATTCAGCAACGAGGAGCTTAAAAAATGCGTAAGCGCAGCAAATACCGGCCCCGGGCCGTCATCACAAATCCGCTCACATCTATGCAGACCGCCCCGCAACCTGCGCGAGATCGCGTCATGCTGGGATTTTTAAGCGCGCTGCAAGAGTGCACGCAGGGCCGTCACCCAGGTGTTGATGAGTGGCGCAGCCTGAGCGATGCCGTCAATACTGTGGAGACGCTGGCCCTACACCTGGGCAAGCTGGTGCCCAGCGAGGTCATGCCAGTGGTCAATCGAGCGATTGCCGGGATGGTCACGGCATCAAAAAGATATACCTCAGGGCAAGGCATGCGGCTAGACGCAGACGGCATCGCTGCCCTACGCGAGATCATCAGCATTTACGGAGATTGCCTCGATGGCCTGACAGAGCGCGAGATGGCGCAGGCCCAGGCAGAGACACAGCGCCGGCTAAATGAGGTGATGCGCCATGGATCAAAGACTCACACAGTGGTGACGATGTGACAGACGCAGACAAAATCGCCCGAGCCGTAGCTGCCGCACGCGCACAGTGGGAGGCGGACAAGATCGCTGAGCTATCGCGCGGCGGCGTGCTCATCCGCCTCGACCGACCCGATGGCTACGAGGACACACACCCGGCATTGATCGCTGAGGACGCGCTTCGCCCGCATTGGCGCTGGTATGAGATCTTGACCGCATGACTGACACAGAGCAGCACCGACACCGCTGCGAGGTGCGCTGGTGCATCTCACGCGGCGCAGAGTGGGCCAAGACCTACGCAGCAAGCGTAGCAAAGCGCCGTGGTCGGAGGGCCGCTGTGGCACTGTGGCGCGATGTGCTCGCCCAGGCTAAGGCCGGGAACGTGGGCGAGTGGGGCGACTGGCGCTAGCGCGTTACAAATTCAGCACAAATACAACTTGCGTTATGCCTAACGCTCGGGCATAGTCTCTACATCGCAACAACGCGATGCAAACCGGAGAGAGAAATGGCAAAGTTTGACGAAAAGCAGGTGGCGCAATTCCTGTCTGGCCAGCGGTTCGCGGCCTTCGAATACCAAGCCCCGGGCAAAGTGGCGGCGCATTTTGGTGTGTGCGCCATCACAGCAAAACGCTGGGTGAATCGCGTCGTTGCCAGCGGAGCGATCCGCAACAGCGGGCGCGTTGCTGTCGCACTTGTCAAGGCATAAGCGCCACCGCCCGGCCCCGCGCCGGGCTCTACTGCCGCAGCGCGGCGCATGGGAGGAATCAGAATGACCAAGCCCGCAAACAAAATCATCAGCGCCAAGACAAAATCATCAGCCAAGCCACGGCGCATCACAAAATCATCAGCCCACCGAGTGGCTGCGCACGATGCCCGCAAGACCGCCTCAGGCCAAAAGCTGGTGCGCGTGTGGGTGCACGCAGAGCACGCGGAGACACTGCGGCACTACGCCCAATCTCTCAACGCATCGCGCCCAGGTGCACGGGCCGGGCTCATCAAGGCCGCAGCATGGGCCCCAGGTGGCACGCTCGAAAACCTCTCGGAGTACACAAGCGGCACGATATACGCCGCGCCCGGCCCGCTGCTCGGCATGGTGCCGCTGTACACAATTGAGACACTCGCCGCGCTGTTACAAAAAGGGGTGAAATAGCGATTGCGTTAAGCCTAACGCTGCATTATGATTCAGCCATCGACAACGAAACGGAGAGAGAAAATGGAAAAGTTCACCACCGCACAGCTTCAAAAAGCATTGATCGGCCTGCGCGCACGCGCCGACGCAGACAGCGTGGCTGCGTATGAAATGACTTTTGACGAATTGCACCGCCGGATGGGTGACGATGCCTTCGACGCTTGGTGCGAAGCGCAGGGGTTTTGATGCACGCCCCCGACTGGCAGGGGCAGGCAGACAAGGAGGCCCGGCGCATCGTGCGCAAGGCCTACGCTGCCGGGAATACTGTGCCCTATAGCCTTGGGCGACTGCTAGAGCTTGGCTTTAGCCTAAAGGTGGTGCGGGCTGTCTACCGCAAACCTTGACGCCCCCGGGCGGTGGGCACAGAATAGACGGCCAGCCGCAATAGCTGGCAGGCACGGCCTAGGGGGCACCCGAAAAGGCGACTAATCCACGCCCTGGCTAGTGCACCTCAATGGATTGCCTACGGATAAGGCCACGCGAATGAAATTCTACAAGCGGTTCCCGGGTGACATTCAGAGCAAAACCGGGCACCTAAGCCTCGCAGAATTTGGCGCTTTTGATCGCCTCCTGGATCACTACTACAGCACCGAATCTCCACTGCCAAAGGAGCGGGCACGGTGCTACGCAATAGCCCGCGCAATCAGCGTTCAAGATCGACGAGCCGTCGATGCCGTTTTGTCAGAGTTCTTCCACGAGACTCCAGATGGATTCGTGCAGCAACGTGCGGCAGAAATGATCGCAGAGGCGCAGCCTAAAATCGCAGCGGCGAAAGCCAATGGGCTCAAAGGAGGAAGGCCAAAAAAGGCGAAAACAGAAACCCAAGAGAAACCCAGTGGGTTTCCAAACGAAAACCAAAACACACAAAAAAACGAAACCCAAAGTGCTGTTTTGGCGAAAGCTAGCCAGAGCCAGAGTTCTTCACTACGTTCAGAACATTCCGAACCTGACGGTTCGGGCGGCAGGCCGCCAAGTGGCCCAGAGTTTGTCGCCCCGAGGGACGTGGTTTTCGGCCTTGGGGTGCCGATCCTGACCGCAGCCGGGGTCAAGGAGCAGAGCGCAAGATCGTTCCTTGCCATGCGATCGAAGACCCACGGCGACATTGCCTTGGCCGCAGCGCTTGAGGCCTGCGCTGCTGACCGGCCAATTCAGCCCATCCCATGGCTTGAGCAGCGACTAGGAGCCGGGAAAAAAGTGCCCAGCAAGCACGCTGGTTTTGCCCAGAAAAACTACCGCGAAGGGATCGAGTCCGATGGAACAATCGCCTGAAAACCAGCCGCGCTCGGTGGTTCAAGCGCTTGGTGAGCGCCAACCAGATCGCGATGGACACTGCCCAGAGCACGGGGCGTTTGTGAGCCGCAACATTTTTGCCAAAGTCTGGTCGAAGTGCCCGGCGTGCTCTGCTGCTGAAGCTGCTGCGGTCCAGGCCGAAGCCAGCGAGCGAGCAGCCCGCTCCGCCGATGATCGCCACCTGGAGGCCATTTCCCAGGCTCGCATTCCTGCCCGATTTGTGGGCCGCACGTTCGCAAACTTCGTTGCCGACAGCGAGGCAAAGACTCATGCCCTGACCGTCGCCCGCGACTTCTCCGAGCGGTTCGAGCATCACGCCAAGCGTGGCACGTGGTTGGTTTTCTCCGGGCTTCCTGGCACAGGGAAAAGCCATCTGGCCGCGGCGATTTTGCAGGCGTCGATCACGCGGCATGTGCGGTACATGACCTGCATGGACCTGATACGAACGGTGCGCGAAACGTGGCGGCGCGACTCCGAGAAAAGCGAATCCCAGGTTCTCGCTTACCTAGCCGGGCTTGATTTGCTGGCTATCGATGAGGTGGGGATGCAGTACGGCACCGATGGGGAGCAGACCATTCTTTTCGACGTGCTGGACCGCCGATATCGGGACATGAAGCCGACGATCCTGCTCACGAATCAGAACAAGGACGGGCTCAAGACATTCCTGGGGGAGCGCACACACGACCGACTGCGTGAGGTTGGTCGGTGGGTTGCATTCGAGTGGGAGTCCTACAGGCCGCAATCAAGGAGGGACGGAAAATGACGCAAAAAGACGCAGAATACGAAACGCAGAAGCTCGGGAAATCGGAGAAAGTACAACCAATCCAAGGAGATGGGCCTACCGATTGAAGCTGCGCGAGCTATTGGGCGAAAAGATCACAGCAGCGCAACGCGCAATGTGGCGCGAGGCAGTGAAGTCAGCTTCAACACCGTAGCAATTTAAGTGCCGAGTGCATAATGCGCAAACTCCGCCCCTCCCCGAGATGGTTGACGACGACGACAACCCGGTCGAAAATCAGCGCATTACGTGGCAAAATGCTACAGACGCTGCGCCACTGCGATGCAGGGGGCCTGCGTCAATTTTCGACACCGCTCGGGTGGTCAGGCTGCCAAAGCTGCGACTGCTAGGGCACGGCAGGAAGCCAAAGGATGCACAAGCCCCTCAAGAGCGATGCGATTGACCTGGACGAGCTGTGCCACAAGATCGTGGACGGCGAGAGCATGGGCCGAATCGCCGCAGGGTGGGGAGTATCCCGGAGCATGCTGGCATATTGGATTGCCGGGAGCCCTGACCGTTCCGCGCGCGTCAAGGAAGCCCGGGAGTTGGCCGCTCAGGCATGGGATGAGATGGCGCTCGAAGGCATCCTGAATGCTGATAGCCCATTCGACCAGGCCAAGGCCAAGGACGCTGCCCACCATTACCGCTGGCGTGCCTCCAAGATCGCACCGCAATATGGCGACAAATCGACGGTTACCCACGCTGGCGCGGTAGCCCACCTAGGCGCGGCTGACATCAGCGAGACAGAGCGCAGCTTCATCTCCGAGCAACTCAAGCGTGACGCATGAGCGAGGCTGCGGCGGTTGCGCGCTACCGTGCGGCGCGGCTGGTTGTGGCGCGGGAGATGTGCGAGGCTGATTTCAGCTTCTTCGTGCGCTACTTCTTCAAAGCGCAGAAGGGCTCGAAGTTCATCTTTGCCGAGCATCATCAGGTCATCGTTAATGATTTGATGGACGTGTGGCATGGGCGGGTGACAAACCTAATCATCAACTGCCCGCCCCGGTACGGTAAAACGATCCTTGTGGTTGTGCTGTTCGCGGCATGGTGCTATGTCAAAAACCCACGCTGTGAGTTCATCCACCTTAGCTATGCGGACACCTTGGCGCTGGACAATTCGGCGGCCATCCGTGAGGTGATCCGAAGCAAAGAATTCCAAGAGCTTTGGCCGCACATCACACTGATGGCCCACAAGGACGCCAAGGGCGCCTGGGCCACGGCGCAGGGCGGATCGTTCCTGGCCACATCGACGGGCGGGCAGGTAACCGGCTTTGGCGCTGGCCGGACGGATGAGTCCCAAAATGGGTTCACTTTCTCGGGGATGGTGCTGGTTGACGATCCTTTAAAGCCAGACGACGCCCGGCATGACACATTGCGCGAGGGTGCGAACCGACGGTGGACTGAGACTATCCAAAGCCGCCGAAACAGCCCGCGCACACCAACCATCTGCGTGATGCAGCGCATTCACAAGCGCGATTTCACGCAGGCGCTGCTAGACGATGGCCGCTTTGTGGCCCCCGAGGGCGACCCGACACGCTTCCGCCATCGCATACTTCCCGCCCTGATCGACGAGGGGCTGCCAACTGAGCGCGCCCTGTGGCCAGCCAAACACTCGGTGGAAGACCTCAAGGCCATGCGGGATCAGCGCAATGACAGGGGAGAGGCTAGCCCGCTAGCCGGGGAGACATTCGCCGGGCAGTATCAGCAGACGCCGACCCCAGCCGGTGGCGGCATCATCAAAAACGCATGGTGGCGCAGGTACTCCGACCGTGCCCAGGTGGAGGCGCTGTGTACCTTCTTCCTCATCACGGCAGACACGGCATACACCGCAAGCACGGCCAACGACCCGAGCGCAATCCAGCTATGGGGGTGCCAGGGCAAAAAGCGCATGTACCTGCTCGACGAGGCCCATGGGTGGTGGGAATTCCCCGATCTGGTCAAGCAGATCAGCGCATTCTGGGCCCGCAACCCGAAGGCCAAGCGGCTTTACATCGAGAACAAGGCCAGCGGCCCAAGCCTCGGGCAAACCCTGCGCAAGAGCGTGCCAGCGTCAAGCGGTAAGGTTGTGCTGTGGAAGCCAAAAGATTACCTATACCCCGAAGACAAGGTTGGCCGGATGAACGAATGGGCCCGCCAAGTTCACGCCGGTCTAGTGTGGGTGCCGAGCGATGACCCCGAGGATGCGAGCTATCAGCCGTGGGTGATCCCATTTGTTGAGGAGCACGACGCATTCACCGCAGACGACACCCACGCCCATGACGACCGATGTGACGCGGCTACGATGGCAAACAGCGTTTGGGTGAGCATGGGCGGGGGCATTCCCCGTCCTCAATACAATGCAGGCCAGGAGCCCCACACATGAGCCGCAAAACTCGACGCCAGCCACAACCCACGCCGCAGCGCGTGCGCAACGCACTCGGGGAGCGTGAGAGCGGGGCCGGGTCTGTCTACGATTTCGGCACCAATCGGACGCCGGGCCCGTCTGCATGGGCCAGCCCGATGCAGCAAGATCAATTCGCGCTCAGTCTGTATAACACGGACTGGCAGGCGTCGAAGATCATCAATATCCCAGTTGATGACATGCTGCGGGATGGCTGGAAGATCGAAGGTCTCGACGAGGCGCAACTGAAAGCCGTGGAGGCCGCGCAAGAGTCGCTAGGGGCTCTCGCGTCATTCCGGCAGGCCAAGCGACTAGAGCGGCTGCTAGGTGGGGCAGCGATCTACCTGGGCGCGATTGACGGCCAGGGTGATCCGGCCACCCCGCTTGATGTTGAGCGCATCGTGCGTGGAGGACTCCGCTTCCTGAGCGTCATTCCACGGTCACGGGTGCAGCGCGTAGACGTATGCACCGACCCGCTACAGCCGGGGTATGGTCGGCCTGAGATGTACACCATCGATGGCAAACAGGTCCACCGCTCGCGCCTGATCGTGTTCAACGGCGACCCGCTTCTCCCCGCCTCCGATGCTCTCTTGGGCGTCAACACCATGAGCCGCAATGACGGGTTCGGGCAATCGAAGCTCATGCCGATCTTTGGCGACCTGACCCGGGCGACGGGTTCACGTCAAGCCGCGTTCCAGCTTGTGGAGCGAGCGGGCATCTTCTTCGCTCAGATGGACATGACCGACCTGCAAGGATCGACCGAGGGCGAGGCCAAATTGCAGGCGATGCGGGACGTGGTGAACCAAATCAACGCCTACCGGGGGGCCGTGTTTGACATTGGCCCAGGCGCTCAAGGAATGCCGCCTATCAGCACGCTAACACCGAACTTTGGCAGCGTGCCGGAACTGGTGATGTCGTTTTTGCAGGTTCTATCGGCGGCGTCTGACATTCCTGCAACGCGATTTCTTGGGCAGGCCCCGGGCGGGCTAAATGCCACTGGCGAGGCTGATCTTGAGAACTACTACGGGCGGATTGAAGGGGAGCGGAATCAAACGCTTGCCCCGCAGATCAAGCAATTCCTGACCGTGCTCACCAAGTCGGCATTGGGGTCTGTGGTTCCGTGCACGGTTGACTTCGAGCCGCTTTGGAGCCTGAGCGCCAAGGAAGAAGCCGAATCGAGGAGTATCGACGCGGCCACGCTTGTATCACTATCTGATGCCGGGATCATCACGACCGACGAGGCTGCAATTGAGGCCAAGGAGCGCGGGATTATCGTCACTGAGACAGAGATGCCCGGACCTGATCCAACGGGCGAAGTTGGTATGTCTATCGAAGACGCGCTAGCGGGAATCAACGCAGGGGCGTGACATGCCAATCATGCTACCCAAAGGCACGGATAAGAAGCGCAAGCGCGAGCGGGAAATGCGCCCGGTTCGCCCTGCCCGTGCTGTTCGGAAGGCATATCTAGACGCCCTCAAGACGCAGACGGATATCCTCAGATCGCAGACCGTCAACCTCTCAGATTTGGTGAAAAGCGGGGCTGAGCGGCGCACTGTTGCATCGGAGCTTGAACGTATGTCGCTTGAGACTGCCGAGAGATTGCGGGGAGACGCGCCACGAATCGCCGGTGCGTTTGTCAAAGCCGCAGACAAGGCCCAAAAGACACAGACCGAGCAAGCTCTAGCCAAGTCGCTCGGGGTTGATTTCGCCAAGATCATCGACTCACCGGCCATTGCCGAAAAGGTTGATTTGGCCATTGATGTGAATGCCAGCCTCATCAAAAGCATTGGGGCCGAGCATTGGGGCAAGGTCGGCAAAGCGGTGCTAGACAACTACCAGGGCAAATTGCAGGGCTCGCTGACCGATCGGCTTTTGGCGCTTGGTGACATTACCGAGAATCGGGCAAAGTTCATCGCCCGCGACCAAACAGCCAAACTCACAGGGATGCTCACGCAGGCCCGACAAGAGGAAAACGGCATCGACGAATACGTGTGGCGCACGGCCAAAGATGAGCGCGTTGTGGGTGATCCAGGCGGCAAATACCCCGAAGGGTCGCCGGGCCACATGGACCACTACGAGCGCGAAGGCAAGGTGTTTAGCTGGGACTCTCCGCCACCGGATGGCCATCCTTCTGAAGCCTACAACTGCCGGTGTTACGCCCAGGCTCGTGTCAACCTCGACAAGCTGAAAGCGATGTACGCATGATTGGCACACTCGACGTAGACCGCCATTGCCATGGAGGTGCCGTGCTGGCCCGCAGTGGCCCGGATGCACCCCACGTTTCCGTGTATCAGTCCAGGTTGCAACCTAGCCGCTTGGGCCAATTTCGTAAAATCTACCAACACCATCCGAGGGCCTAAAAATGGCAAACGCGCTTTATCCCAAATACAAAGAGGCCATCATTCAGGCTTCGGCCAATAGCTCACTGACCGGCACGGTTAAGGCCGTGCTCATCGATACGGCGAGCTACACCTACAGCGCGGCGCATGAGTTCTACAGCTCGGCGTCGGCTGGCGCAGTCGGCACGCCGCAGACGATCAACACCAAGACCTACACCAACGGTACGTTTGACGGAGACAATGTGACGTTCACGGCACTGACCGGTGCAACGTGTGAGGCCATCATCGTCTTCATCGACACGGGCACGGCAGGCACTTCGCGGTTGGTGGCTTACTTTGACACTGGGGTTACGAATCTTCCGGTCACCCCCAATGGAGGGGATGTGACGATTACTTGGTCGGGCTCTGGAATATTTTCTTTGTAACGAGCTAATGACTCGATAAAGGAGGGCTGCATGGCCCTGCTGCAAACGTCCACGCTGCTGAGGACAGAGAACAGCGGGGCAACGTCAACGCTCTCGTACACAAGCAACCTGACGGCTGGAAGCCTGTCGGTGCTTTGCGTTGGCAACTACCCAAGCGGAATCACATCAGTCTCGGGTAGCACGAACGGGGCATATACCCAAGCAGTCACCTACGGCGACGGCGGGAACAACTATGTAGAGATTTGGTACCGTGCCAACGTCTCGGCTGGGGCTGAAACGCTCACGATAACCCCGACTAGCGCGAGCAGCAACTACGTCACCGCAGTTGCTCAGGAATGGTCCGGGATGGCGACGAGTTCGCCGCTTGACCGCACTGGCACATCTGGCACGCTCACTGTCAGCACCTCGGCGGCAACGACGCAGGCCGATGAGGTTGTGTTTACTGTCGCGGTCGCTGATGCGGGCTCGTCCAATGTCAACTGGGGCACTCCGTCAACGTACACGCTGATCGCTCGCGAGAATGACTCGAACACGTACACGGGTCTTCAGGCTGCGCAAAAGACGGTATCTAGCACCGGTACACAGACAGCCACGCACACGAATTCGAGCGTATCGGCTGACACGATCATCGCCACATTCAAGGTGGCCGGAAGCGGAGCCCAAACGCTATCGCCTGGGCTGCTGACGAACACTGCGACGATTCACGCCCCGTCTTTGGCCCGGGGGGCTGTCACGCTATCTCCCGGCCTGCTGACGAACGCAAGCACGCTATACGCCCCGGCAGTATCCAACGCTGTCACGCTAGGCGCCCCACTGATCGGGAGCACGTCGACCACCTACAGCCCGGCACTATCGCTAGGGGCCGTCACGCTGTCGCCTCCGATACTGGCTAACTCGTCGACCCTCTACAGCCCGGCATTGAGCCTCGGTGCTGTAACCCTGTCGACCCCCTTAATCGCCAGCACATCGGCTCTCTACGCCCCTGCACTGACGCAGGGCGGGCTGTCTATTGCACCGCCGCTGCTGGTCAACTCGTCGACCTTGTACGCGCCAGCTCTGACGCTCGGCTCCGTCACGCTGTCGCCCCCGTTGATTGCAAGCACGGCCACGACTTACGCCCCAGCAATTGCAACGGGTGCGCAGATCACGGCCCCGCTGCTGGTCAACTCGTCGACCACCTACGCGCCGACCATCACGCTCGGGGCAATCAGCCTCACCGCTCCGCTGATCTCCAGCACGGCCACGACGTATGCGCCGTCACTCGCTCAAGGAATCAAGGAGCTAACGGCCCCGCTGATCGCCAGCACGTCGACCACCTATCCGCCATCCGTGAGCGTTGGAGCTGTAGCGCTGTCGGCTCCATTGATCGCCAGCGGCTCGACATTGCACGCGCCAACGGTCGCCAATGTGATGGCTGTCGGGGCTCCGCTGATCGTCAACACCTCGACGATCTACGCGCCAACGGTCACGCCTGGGGGTGTGTCCCTGGCCGCCGGGATCATCGTCAACACCTCGACCCTGTACGCCCCGGCGCTCTCAGGCGGGGCTGATACTCCGATCCCAACTGACCGGGTATATATGCTATCGGCTGAGGTGCGCAGGTATGACGTGATAGACGGGAACCGAGTGTGGGAAGCATCAAAAACACTGAGAACCTACGAGGTACGCGATGAGTAACAAGAGCTACTACATTGAAGACGGCATCCCTACCTGGACAAAAACCCCGGGCGAGGTGATGGATTGGACCGTTGGGTTTACGCAGTGGCTCGATGGACAATTGATCGTCACGCCTACCGTGGTTTCGTCTGCCCCTGCCGAATTGCTCGTGTCAGGCGTGCAGGCCATCGCGGGTAGTACAGCCATTAAGGCAACGATTGCCGGTGGAGTATCTGGGTCGTCCTATCTGGTCCACTACACCGCCACCGTGAGTGCATCACTGATCCGTATCGCCACAATCCGCATCAAGGTCGTGTCTGACCGGGCCTAATACCCCATTTGGTAAAGTCGCATCAATGCAGATCACCACCCGAATCAAAGTCCAAAACCAGATGTGGCGGCACGACCCCGCAACGGGGTTTTTGCGCTGCACCGCAGTCATTTTGCAGGCCGGGTGCATGGACTACACCGAGGCAGAGCTAGGCGGGGCGCTCACTGGTAAACAGTGGGTTCGCATCATGGTGCCCGCAGAAAGCATTGCCGAGCCCGCGTCGATTACATCGCTTGAGGGTATGCCTGTTACCGATGGGCATGTGTGGCAAAACACATCATCGGTAGAGGTTTCCTGCGGCGCTGTGGCCGGTACCCCACACATTGTTGGCACTGATCTGGTGGCCGATCTGCTGGTAACAGATGCCGAGGTCGCCCGCCGAATCATGCTCCCGAAAGACGATATTGAATCGCTACAAGAAATCAGTAGCGCATTCGATGCCCAGGTGATTTGGGAGCCGGGGACGGATGAATTTGGCGAGTATGACGGGCGTTTTGAACGCATTCGATACAATCACATCGCGCTTTTGCAGTCGGGCCAAGCCCGGGGCGGGAGCGCAGTCAGGATCATCAACAAGGAGGCGCAAGCCATGGACATTACCCGCGTCAAGCTCCCCAGCGGGCGGACGGTGCGAGTGCTCAACGAGGATGCGCCCATCCTTGAGGAAGACGCCGCAGTCTCGGAAGAAAAGGCAAAGAACGCAATCGACCCGGCCAAGGCTGCCGAGTTGATCGCTGAATTGACGGACGTGAAGGGCCAGCGCGATGCGCTCGACGCTCGCGTGCAGGAAATCAGCGGCCAGTTGCAGGCGCTGAAAGACCAGCTCGACGCAGCAATGAGCGACGACAAAGTCGCTGAAGCTGCTGGCGAGATGGTCGAGCAGCAAAAGGTGGCCACTGAGGTGATGAACGCTCACGGCGTGAAGCTCGACATTGCCAAGCTGCGCGGCCACGCTCTGCGGGTAGAAGTGGTGAACGCTGTGGCGATCGCACGCGGCAAGACGGCATTGGCTGCTGAACAAGCTGCAAGCGAGCATTACGTTCGTGGCATGTTCGAGATGCTGGCCGATGCCCGCTTGGTTCCACCGGCTGGACACACCATCGCCGCCGTGAGCAACTCGCAGCCCGCCGCCAAGCCCGACATGACTGACCCCAACGAGCGCCGCAAGCGCATGGGTTACGCCGTCTAAATCCAAGGAGACACACACATGGACTTCGTTCAAACCACTTTCACCGACGCGCCCGGCCCTCTGTACCCCGGTCAGATCGTCGATTCCGGCACCTCCGCTCTGAATGAGGAAGTGCGCAGCTACCGCACTGAAACCCTGATTTACCCGGGTCGTGGTGTGGTCAAGGGCACTGCCAATGCGCAGAACGACCTGATCCTCACCCCCTACGGTGTCAAGCATCCCTTGGCCGGTTCGGTGCTGGCTGACATCGTTGGCGTTGCTGTTCGTCTGAGCAATTCGAGCGCCGATGCAAACGGTGTTGCCACGAGCAACCGCACGACCCAAATGTGGCCGATCGCTGAACTTGGCAGCAAGGCGCACATTGCCGCCGAAGTCCCGACCGGCATCACGATTGCCGATGGCGACGCGGTTTACATGAGCGTTTCGCACGCATCCATCCCCGTGGGCCAATTCTCGAACGCAGCCGCAACCGGGATGATCGGCCCCATTGTTGGCGCCAAGTGGGTGGGCGCAGCCGCGGCCACGACCATTGGCCGCATCGAACTGTAATCACAAGGAGCGCACACAATGAGCCGCTTGAACCAACTGGCCGCGCTGATGGCCACCTTCCCCGGTGAGTTGTCGCACCCCGCGCAACTTGCAAAGGGCATCATCAATGCCGACACCTCGGCGCGCGTGATGAACGCATACACCGTGGGTAACCCCGCTGGCATCGCTGGCGCGGGCTTCACCGTGGATGTGTACGAGCAGATCAGCTCGCGCGCCTACGACGTGAAGTACCCCGAGATTCTCTGGTCGCAATTCATGCCCGCAGCTGGCATTGATACCAGCATCTCGCCCGGCGCCCGATTCGCTTCGGCCCGCGTGCAAGACTGGCGCGGCAAGGGTGCATTCCGCGCCGCTGTCGGTAAGGACATCCCGACCGTCGATGTCTCGATGGGCAAAATTACCGTCCCGCTCGAATCGGGCGGCGTGTCTGCGCATGTGGACATTGATGAGCTGCGTTCTGTGGCCTTTGGTTTCGAGGGCATGAACCTGCTGACCGCTAAGGGCGCCGCCATGCGGTTGGCCTATGAGCGCCATCGTGAACAGGTGTTCTTCTACGGCTACTCGGGCCTGGGCTTCAATGGCTACATCGCCACCCCGAACGTCCCGACGACCACCGCCGCCACCAAGGCCGCGACTGGTACCACCTGGGCAGTTGCAACCCCGGCTGAAATCGTCAAGGACGTGATCGCCGCAGTCACTGCCGTTGTGACCAACACCAACGACGTTTTCCGCCCGAATCGCATCGCTCTGCCCTTGGCTCAGTGGCTGCAAATCAGCGGCATGAACATTGGCGGCACGGCTGGCTCTTTGCAAAACGAATCGGTGATGAGCTACCTCAAGCGCACTCTGCCCGAGGTCACCGGCCAAGCCGTTGAAATCGTGGCACTGCGTTATCTGGCTGGCGCCGGTGCAGGCTCGACGAACCGCATGATTGTCGAAACCGTCAACGCGGATACCTTTTATCTGCCCGAGTCGGTGCCCTTCAACATGCTGCCGCCGCAGGATGACCAGTACAGTACCCGCCTGTATGCAGATTACAAGTTCGGCGGCTTGCTGCGCCCGTGGCCTAACAGCGCAATTTTCGTTGATGGTCTATAAATGGACGGGGTTTAGACCCTGCCAGTTGCTGTAAAAGACGCCCCGGCACGCTGTAAACTGCCGGGGCGTTTTCACAACCGAGGAACACCATGTTTTTGCAATCCCGCCTCCAGTGCGTTTTTGTCCTTCCTGCCACTGCTGACGATCGTCACGCATCGGTGACCATTAACCCCGGCCAAGTGGCGCAGATCGAGCGCGAGCATTTTGATTCGGTCCTGAAGGGCAATCGTGCCCTCGAAGCTCTTGTAGCTGACCGCAAGCTGGTCCCAATGGACAGCGAGCCGCGATCGGGTGACGAGCCGCAGCTCAAGAAGGCCAGCGAGCCCGAGGCTCCCGCAAGCCTGCGCGATTCCGTGCCCGATGTCGAAGTGAAATCGAAGGTCGAATCTGTGTCGATTGACCTGAGCGAGCCCGTCGAAGCCAAGCGCCGCAAATGACACCAGACCTGCCGACCCTGCGCGCTCTCTACCCCGAATTTTCAGGGGTGGCTGATGCAACCGTGAACGTCTATTTGACTGAGAACACGGACCACCTAAGCGAGAGCGCGTGGGGTCGGTGCTATGCTAAGGCGGTGCTGCTATACACGGCGCACGAACTCAGTTTGTCGCTGTCTCGGCAGGCATCGGCAGTAGATGGGATCGTGCCTCAGACTGGCATTTTGCAATCTGGTGCAGAGGAAAAAATTACCTTTGCATTTGCGCGCAATCCGCCGTCAACTGCATCTGGTGAGTGGCTCGGCCAAACCCCCTACGGGATCGAGTACCAAGCATTGCAGCGCCAGTGCCTGAGCCGTGGGGTGCTGTCATGGTGACAATTGAGCAAAGTGCAACGTTGCACTTTGACTCTTTTTTACAACACTTCGGCGCATAATGGTCAGGCAACACCACACCAATCCAGGATGGCTTGAGCGCCTGCGCAAGAAATACGCGGGCCCTGAAGCGCAGCTAGCGATCGGCTGGCCAAAAGGGACAAGCGCGACGGGTGTAGCGTATCCAGACGGTACGCAAGTCGCACTCGTGGCGGCTGTGAATAACTTCGGGAGCGCATCGCGCGGCATTCCTGCCCGTCCGTTTCTGACCGAGGGCGCAGTGCTTGCAGTCAAAGAGACGACGCCGATTGCCGAGGCTCTCGTGCCTGCGATGAACGCGGGCAAGATTGATCGCGCTGGAATCCTCGGGCACATGGGTCCGGTGGCTGTCGATGCCGTCAAGGGAAAGCTGACGGATGGCCCATGGGAGGCGCTATCGCCTGCGACTGAGAAAGCTAAGGGGAGCACTCGCCCATTGGTTGACACCGGATTGATGCGAAACAGCATCACGTACATCGTGCGGGAGGGCTAATGCTGCGCCTACCTTTGCACCTCACGCACAACCTACTTAGACACAATCTCACTGTGTTTGATGTGGCCTATGGGCGCAGCGCGCTAGGTGTTCCAACGGCTGACCAAGAGGCCGACCGCATTATCAGTGGGAACCTCCAGCCTGCAAGCGATGATGTGGTAGCACTGTTGCCCGAGGGGGCGCAGAGCGAAGGTGCGAAAGTCCTGCACACGACCGCGACCATTCACATGGCGACAAACATCAACGGCGGGGAGTTCGAGCGTCAGACGTTCCTTCGCCACGGCGGGCAATTGTGGAAGGCCTGGAAGCTGCAAGACTGGTCAGATCACACCCCAATCGGGCGGTGGATTTTCATTCGATACGTTGACGTTTCAGGGGCCATAGCATGACAACATTGGCCGCGATTGAAGACGCTTTTGGCTCATACATTGCCACGTCGCTACCGGTGGGCTCCCGCGTTCTCGTGCGCGGGAATATCGGGGAGTCTCCGGCGCCGTCTTCTCCATATGTCATATACCGGTTGGCTGTCACCAAACACCCGGAATTCACGCGCACCGAATACACAGCCACAGAGCAGATAGTTCGGGCGAACACGACCGTCGAATTCGCGGTGTCGGTCGTTGGCAATCGGAATGGTTCGACGGCCATGGACGACGCTACACGAATTGCGCTCGGGCTCAGGCTGACGCAACGAACAGGCGACCTTTACGCGCTCTGCGGATTGTGGGGCGTGGAGCCCGTGCAAGACCTCTCAGGTTTGGAGGTCGGTACAATGCGAACACGAGCAGATTTCCGCGTTTCGCTGAGTGTTTCGACCGATATCACGGCTCCGAGGGAGTGGATCGCAGAGGTTGAAACCACGGTCACCGAGCCGGTTCGGACGTTCGACAAATCAATCATCGTTGAGGCCCCATAAATGGCAAACATCATCAATCTGGCGAATGCCTCCCTGCCCCGATCGCTCGATGTGTCTATCACTCTGAGCAAGCCGCAGAGCGAGAGCACCACCGATTTCAGCGTTCCGGTGTTCGTCCAATCGAGCGGCACCAAGGACTTCGGCGCGGCGCGACTGAGTTTTTATTCGACCTATGACGCGGTGGCCAATGACACAACCGTGTCGGCTGCTGGCTTGCTTGCTGCCCGCGACTTCTTTGCGCAGCCCAAGCGGCCCAAGACGATGGCGATTGCCCAGGCATTCACTGCCGCGCAATTTGGCTACCTCAAGACCGGCGCCACGACCGCGAACCTCGCTGCGTGGCAAGCTGTCACGAACGGCAGTTTCGCTGTCACGATCAACGGCACATCCAACGATGTGACTGGCATCACCTTCGCAGCGGCTGCATCTCTCACGCAAGTGGCAAGCATTCTGCAAACCGCGATCCGTGCCGAGGCTGGCGCGGGCTTCACGGCTGCGACGGTCACGTATGACGCCGCGACCACGCAATTCAAGATCACCTCGGGCGTGGCTGGTGATGCATCGCTCGTGTCTGTTCTCGCTGCGGTGAGCCCGGCTACTGGTACCGACATCAGTGGGCCCTCTTTCCTTAACGGGCGGTCTGGTGTCGGCATCTCGCAAGCCGGTTACCTGCCGACTGGTATCTCGGGCGAGTTGGACTTGATCGCCATGTCTGCTAAGGCTGGCGGGAAGTTCGTCTACGGCTGGGCGCTTGATGCCTCATACCGCGACACTCCCGACCAGATCACCGCAGCACAATGGGTGCAGGCTCACACTGCCGTCATGCCAGTTGTAAGCAATAGCCCCCTGGCATGGGACGCAGCAAGCACCACCGACCTCGGCCCTGCACTCAAGACGCTCGGCACCTACCGCGTTTGGCCGCTGTATCACGACAAGGCCGCGTACTATCCAGACATGGCAATCCTGGCGGTGATGCTGTCGGTCAACTACGCGATGTATCGCAGCACCATCACCGCCAAGTTCAAGGACTTGGTTGGCATCCCGCTGGTCAATTTGACCGAGACGCAATGGACTGTGCTCGACGGCAAGAGCTACAACACCTTCACACTCACCGGAAACCAATCCCGCGTGTTCCGCGATGGTGGCACCGCGCATGCCTCTTGGTATGCCGACGATGTGGTGAACCTTGACAATTTCGTTGAGGAACTCCAGGTGGCTCTGTTCAACGTGTTCCTGCGCAACGGGAAAGTGCCTTATGACACCACCGGTCAGGCGATGCTGCAAGACGCCATCACGGCCATTTGCGAGCGGTACGTCTACAACGGCACCCTGAGCGAGCGTCGCGTTTTGGACATCACCGAAACCACCGGCTACCGTGATGACCCGGCCTACAACATCACGCCCACACCGATCGAGCTGATGAGCGCAGCGGATCGTGGCTCGCGTGTTGGCCCGCCGTTTGTGGTCGATCTCAACTTGGCAGGCGCGATCCACAGCATCGCCGTCGCCGTCAACGCCTACTCTTGATCGGAGCATGACCCATGCGCAACCCGCTGTTTTTTAACCAAGCCCTCTGCGCCGTCATCCTCGACGGGGCCCCTTGCGTGGACTTCATGAGCGGCGATGCAATCCGCGTCACGCCAACAACCGAGGGATCGAGCATTGAAGTCGGTTTTGACCGCGCAGTGACTACGTTTTCGACGGATCAAAGCGGCACCCTTGAACTCGATTTCAAGGGCACCAGTCTGACGCTTGAGAAAATCAACAAGCTGTGGAAGGCGCAGAAAACCGCCGCCGCCCGCAAGTTCTCGGTGCAGATTGTGACCAGTGCAGCCGAGCCGATCCGGTGTGAAGGTTGCTCGATTTCAAGCCCTGGCGGCATCGCTACGGGCGGCAAGACCGCATCGGCCCGCACTGTCACCATCAACGTCGAGAAGATCAGCCCGCAATGAAATTCATCACCACCGAGATTCGCGGCGCCACGTACAAGCTGGCAAAGCTCGACCCGATCAAGGCCGGTCGCATCGCCACGAAAGTTGGCGTGTTGCTGGCCGCAGCGGCTGAGGATGCGACGGGGATTTCGGCACTCATCGAGGCTTATAAAAACCGCGCCGCGCCTGCTGATGGATCGGACGCGGCTGGCCTTGATGCGCTGATGAGCACGCCCAAACTCTTGTCAGCTCTTGCGGGTGGTGTGGCAAAAATCAATGCTGATGAGCTTTACTCGCTGGCGCTCGATTGCGTGCGCGGCAATCTGTTTGCAGACAAGAAGTTGCACGACGACGATGCGCTGAATGCTCACTTTGAGGATCACCCAGACCGGATGTTTCTCGTCCTGGCCTGGGCTCTCAAGGAAAACGCAGCGGGTTTTTTCGGGTTCGGCGGCAAGGACTAGAAATTACTGGGGCGCGCCGCCCTGTTGTAGAGATACCGGAAGACTGGCAGATTGACTACATCGTCGGTCGGCTGGTGACAAATGGGCTGGCCACATGGGCAGAGCTGCGAGACTGCAAATACTCGTGGGCTGACATTTGGCAGATGCACGACATTCTCGACCTGCAAGATTGGATCGAATGGCAGCATCACGCCGCCGCTGAACGGGACCGAATCAGATGACGATCATCGACGAGCTGGTCACAGTCCTAGGGCTCAAGACTGACCCGAGCGCGCAGAAAGAGGCAACCAATTTTGCGGGGGTTCTCAATGGCGTCGGCATGGCCGCTGTCGCTGTTGGCGCGGCTTTGGCCGCTGCTGCTGGTGCCGTGGCTCGATACGCCATGCATCAGGCCGAGGCGATCGTCAAAGAGGCAGAATTTGCCGATACGCTCGGGGTTAGCTATGAGCGATTTCAAGAGCTGAGCTACGCGGCGAAAATGTCAGGCGGGGACGTGCAAACGCTCTCTGCGGACATGGAAAAGCTGCAAGAGATGTTGGCTAACCCGGTCACGGGCGAGTACAACAAATCACTCACAAAGCTCGGAATCAGCGCGAAAAACGCGAATGGCGAGCTCAAGGGATCAGACCAGATCATCACTGAGCTTGCCGGGAAATTTGAGGGCTTGAGCAAGGCGCAGCAGAACAACTACGCCAAGCTTCTGAGAATCTCCCCCGCGACCTTGCGACTTTTGCAGCAAGGCAAAGACGGGATCGCTGCGCTATCTGCTGAGGCTCACGAGCTCGGAGCGGTGCTGAGCGGAAAAGCCGCGAAGGCTGCCGCCGAGTTTGACGATTCGATGGACCGGATGCACGCCGCGACGACAGGTGTCGGGCGTGCCGTTTCTGTTGGGTTATTGCCGGGCCTGTCAAAGATCGTTGACGGGATCACCGAATGGGTCAAGGCGAATTCCAAGCTAATCGCCAGCGGTATCAAGCAAGTCGTTGAAGGTGTCGGGCTCGGTTTTGAAATGGTCGGCAAGGCCATCTCTTACGTGTGGGATACGGTGAAATCATTCCTCCCGTCGATTGAGGGGCTGAATGAAGATTTCGACGCCACCCAGGCTATCGCGGTTGCTGTTGCCCTAGCAATCGGAGCGGCTGGTATTGCGGCTGCTGTAGCGGCGGCTCCATTCATTGCGATCGCGGCTGTCATTGCGGCGCTTGTGGTCATCATTGAAGACCTCTACGCGGCATTCACTGGTGGTGAGTCTGTGATCGGTGGGTGGGTGGAGTCATTCACGACAGCCTATCCAGAGATTGCGAGCGTTATCAAGGGGATCATTGAACTCGCTTCCGCCCTGGCCAGCATCGTCGGGGATGTTCTTGTCGGTGCGTTCAATGTCTTGTGGGATACGATCAAGACCGTCTTCGGCGGGGTGTTTGATTTCGTCAAAGCCCTGGTCGGGTCAATCGACACGGCAATTGGAGCAGTCAAAGGGCTCGCAGGCGTGGAGGCGTCAACCCGTGGCGCCGTGGGAACGTCACCAGTCCCGGCGAGTGTGCAAGCTGCTGCTGGAGGTGTGAGCACGACCCAAAACACGCAGATCGTTATCAATGGTGCGGGTGACCCTGCGGCGGTTGGTCAAGAGGTCGTCAAGCGTGGCGGATTGGGGGCAAGCCTGCAACAATCTCGCCCGGGCGCAACGGGCCCGGTAACGAGGTGATGGCATGGCAGTAGCACTATTCGGTGGGGATGATTTCATCCTGTTGGATGGGATCGAGGTCGATGCAAAGATCGGGGAGTTTCATTCGTTCGCAGCGAACGCCACGCAGTTTGCGATCGAGTCAGGCGCCATTGCATCCGATCACATCGTTGAGCAGCCGGACCAGTTAGAAATTAGCTTCATCCTCTCGAACTACGATGAAGACGGGAGCAGCTACGGAAACAAGGCCGCCACTGCGCTGGAGGCGTTGCGCTCACGGATCAAGAAGCGCGAGCTTTATCAGGTTGTGACCCGGCACCAACTCTACCCAAGCATGGCCGTCACCAGCATCAAGGCAGAACATTCGGGGGCTTTTAGCGGGACGATTCGCGGGCGCATCTCATTCGTAGAGGTGAACAGAGACAGGCTAGACAAAGTGCGCCTACCAGTTGAGCGCGTGCCGAAGAAAAAAGCGGCTGCCACGAAAGAAGAAGCCGGGAGGGTCGAGGCCGAAGAACCGAAGCCAGCCGACAAGAAAAAGAGCGTTTTGTCTCAACTGTTCGGGAAAAAATAACCATGCTCATCATCCCGCTCAACTCGTCCCCTGACCGTCGAATTCAGATCCTGCTCGGCTTCAACCTGCTGAGCTTGCGCACGTACTGGAACGCATCATCCGGGAAGTGGTACATGGACATCAGCGGGAGCGATGGCGTATCACTCGCGCGCGGTCTTGCACTGGTTCCGAACATCAACGTGCTCGAACTTTCGCCAGAACTCACGCGCAGGCTTGGGCAATTCCGGCTGTTGGCGAGTGGGTCTGCTGTTCGCGCAACCGAGAACAACCTCGGCACCGACATGCGCCTTTGGTGGTTCGCGCCTGGGGAATTTGAGGCCGCAGAGATTCAGGCCCCAGGCCTTACGGTACTTCCGTTTGATGTGTCCACCATGTACAGCCTCGATCCTCCGGCCACGCCTAAGCGTTTACGTCTCGATGGTTCGTGGACACTCTCTGATGGGTTCACATTGAGTGGTCTGGACCCGAGGCCCTAAATGGAATTCCTCCGATACTGCGAGGTGACCATTGGCCCGCTCGCTGATTGGCAGGGCAAGGGGAACACTGGGGAGGCTGTCGTCATCCGGGCAGACGGAACGGCGGGGCGTTTGCGTATCGCATTTAGCGCATCCAAGAGCCTGACCGGCGACCCGAACAAAACAGAACTTACCATCTACGGATTGGGCCGCGACCTACGCCGAGCGATGAGGACCGAACTCACCCGCGTGCAGATCATTGCTGGGTATGAGTCAAGTGGTCGAAGTGCTGCCGTCGTGGCTGTTGGGGCTATCTCCGCTGCGATCTCAACACGACAAGGTGCTGATATCACGACCAAGCTCACCATACTAGATGGATTCGGCGGGATGGTTCGTGGCGCTATCTCGCGCAGCTACAAGGGAGGTACACCGATTGCTCAGGCCGTCAAAGAGGCGGCGCAATCCATGCCCGGCGTGACCGTTGGCGAGGTGTCGATCGTCGGCAGACTACCGGCAAAAGGTGTTCAACTGTCTGGTCCTGCAACTGCGCAACTCAACAAACTAGCAGATCAATTCGGGTTCTCGTGGAGCGTGCAAAACGGCATCTTCCAAGCTGTCCCGGATGATGGAGACACGGGCGAAGAATTCAGTTTCACGAGCGATCGGAATTTGGTGAGTCTCTCGCCATCGGTGAGCGGCCCAAGTCCCGGACAAGGAGGCGTCGAGATCGTCGGAAAGTTCGATGCTCGCATCAAGCCCGGAGATCGCGTCGCCGTACAATCGGACATCAATCCGCAGCTCTCGGGCACCTACAAAGTGACGAGCGTTACGGCCAATTTTGACAGTCACGGACCGGCATCCGTACAAGTGCAAGCCCAATCAATCACATGACCGCAGTCACCAACGACACGCCAGAGTCAGAGGCCGCGCGGGTCTTAATTGACCGGCAGATGCTGGACTATCGGACTGCGATCCCTGGGGTTGTTGTGTCTGTGTCAAACGATGGGACGACGGTAGACGTACAACCTGCGGTGAGCATGGCGCAGACGCTGGACGGAGAGACAAAGGCCGTTCACATGCCGGTGCTGCAAGGCGTTCCGCTCATGGTGTACGGCTCGGCATCGCTTGGGCTGTTTGTGTGCGCGCCTGTTCAGCCGGGTGACGATGGTCTTTTGATCGTGTGTGATCGTGCAATCGACAATTGGCAGCATGGTGAAGGGGTGAGCATGGCGCCGCTCGGCCCCTCCCCTCGTCATCATGATTTGACAGATGCCGCATTCATTCCAGGGTTGCAGCGGGCAAGCGGAGCGATCCCAGGGTATCCCACTAGCGCGCTTGAGCTGCGCAATCGGGCCGGTACTTGCAAGCTGGCCTTGAATGATTCGGGGATCACCATCACTGCACCAGCCGTGACGATCAACGCGCCAGTGACGGCCACAAGCGTGACGGCCCCGACCATCACAAGCGGCGGCAAGGTGCTCGCAACGCACACGCACCCAGTGACAACGGCACCAGGGACAACGGGGGCGCCATCGTGAGTTTCTCCTTTTTGATCCGCCGCGATGGCATCAATCCACCAGATTACAGGATCGAGGGCGGGCGCATCGTCATCTCGACGGGAGCAGACGCGGCGCGCGATCGGCTTTTCACGGCGCTGTCTACGCAGCTTGGTGAATGGTTTCTCGACGCGTCGGACGGCGTGCCGTACTACCCGACGCCCGGGGCCCGCAGCATTTTGGGCGGGAAGATGACCGAGGGCGAGGTGTCTGCCATCCTGCGCCGCCGCATCCTCTCAGACCCCGAGGTTAGCCGTATCGTCACAATGCAGGTGTCGCAGTCAGGACGTGTAGTGTCCGTGTCTGCTGAGGTGCAATTGACGCTGGCCGATGGCACCTCCGAACTCATCAATTTAGAGGTCTGACCATGGCGGGAGTTACATCAACTGGATTCGAGGCAAAGAGGCTCGCGGACGTATTGACGGACGCCGAGGCAGAGCTTTCTCTAATCACTGACCCGGTTTCTGGCGAGGCGCTGCAAGCTGATTTCGGCAGCTCTGACCCTGCAATGCAAGTGGCTAAAGTGCCGCTTGATGCAGTTGGGTCTGCGTGGGAGATGGCTCAGGTTGTCTTCGAGCAGTTCGACCCAGCAAAGGCCACGGGCGCGAGTCTTACGTCTCTCGTTGCGCTCAATGGTTTGCTTCGCCAGCCAGCCACATTCTCGACCGTCACACTCTCGCTCGCTGGCACTCCTGGGGCGTTGATCCCAGCCGCCACGCTGGTGAGCGATGCCGACAATGCGGCCCAGTGGTCCACTGACGAGGCAATCAACCTCGATGGCGGGGGGCTTGGGCAAGTCGGCGCAACTGCGCTCACATCGGGCCCGATTGCGGCTCCGGCTGGCACTCTCACCAGCATCATCACGCCGGTGGTAGGCCTTGCCAGCGTCACCAATGCTTTCGCAGCGAGTCTCGGGCGCGTCGAGGAAACGGACGAGGAATTGCGCCCGCGTCGCGCACGCAGCACCATGGCCCCGGCTGCGAGCCCAGTTGAGTCGGTTTACTCAAACCTCGCCAACGTACCGGGGGTGACCTACGCCCGCGTCTATCAAAACAACACCCTGTCAACAGATGTCCGTGGCATCACCGCGAAATCTGTGGCCGCTGTCGTGGTCGGTGGCGCTGATCTCGACATTGCCCGCGTGTTGCTCGCCCGGACTGGTGTAAGTGCCGGATGGTATGGGACAACGACAGTCACGCTCTACGATGCCCAAAACGAGCCCTACGCCGTCAAATTCTCGCGCCCCACTCCGAAGCCGATCTACATCGAACTCAGCATCCAAATCACAAATGCAAACGTGTTCCCCGGTGACGGTATCGACCGGATCAAGCAAGCAATCGTCGATTACGCGATCGGCGGCGCTGCGGCTCTTGGGATTGACGATGGGTTTTCACAGACCGGCTTCCCCCCGGGTGAGGCGGTCATTGTGTCCCGCCTATACACCCCAATCAACTACGTCCCGGGCCACCGAGTAACCGCGCTCACACTCGGCACGGCCCCGTCACCCGTCGGCACTGTCGATATCCCGATGGTCTGGAATGAGTATGGGTCTTTCACGGTCGGGGCGATTGATATCACGGTGGTCCCATGACAGAGGATGATTTCGCCTCGCATCGGGTAGACCTCACGCGCCAAGCGTATGACGACACGCTCGATGTGTACCGCACCGGCCCCGTTCTATTCGGTGTGCAGGCGGCCCAGATCAATCAGGCGCAAGAGCTGCACGATTCGCTCGTAGGCTCACTGTGGGGGCGATCCCTTGATGGGGCTATTGGCGCGCAACTGGATGCACTCGGCCGCATTGTCGGGCTGTATCCACGGCCATCAACCGACGCTAGTGCAATCACGTATTTCGCCCCGGATGTTCCGACCGCAGGCGTAGACAACGCCCCGGTGTATGTCGTTGGCGCACCTACTGCCGGGCAGGTCCCGATGGGGGACCCAGATTACCGGGCAGCGATCCGCGTCAAGATCGCCAAAAATCACATCCGGTACGGGTCGCCCGCAGAGCTGGCGTATTTCGCTGGCGTGGCATGGGGCATCAATCTGTCTGCAAGAAATATCGGGCCATCTGAGATTGATGTGACCGTGCCTCCCGGAACTCCTGGAAGGATCGTGTCCGCGATAATGACGGACATCACCGACGAGACATCAGACCATCAGTATGGATTGCCCGTCCCGACAACAACAAAAATCAGGCGCGTGATGATCCGCGCCGCAGACGCATTCGCCCCGGATATTGAGTCCGGGGCCATTGATACCGCACCCATTGGAGTCGCCAAATATGGCTAATACCCGCACCGTTGTAAGCCCAGGAGTCTTTGCCAACTCGGCACTGACGACGATCCCGCCATCTCCCGTCGCTGGGGTGGCTTACCGCGATCCAGCTATCACAGCGGGCACGGTTAACGGCGGCTGGCCGTATGCGCTCCCGGTCGAGTCCGCCGCTGCGAATGAGATTCTGTTTCGCATGTCCAGCATGTTGGCCATCATGGACACTCAGGGCATTCTCGGCTGGAACAATTCGCTGAACTACGCTATCGGCGCCGTGGTGATGGGTAGCGATGGTGCTGCATATCAGGCCATTCAAGCCAACGGGCCTAGCACGACGGTAAAAGACCCAGTAGCCGAGCCATTCGTCTGGCAAAACTTCGGCACGGCTCCTACCGGGTCCTCGCTTCTCTCATATGCGTCTTGGATTCCAAACGGTTATTTGCTGTGCAATGGGCAGGCCGTCAGCCGCACGACCTATGCCCGGCTTTTTGCGATCATCGGCACGACCTACGGGGTTGGCGATGGATCGACGACATTCAATGTCCCAGATTCCCGTGCCAGATTCCTGCGGCCATTGGACGGAGGCGCGGGACGTGACCCTGGCCGGGTATTGGGATCGGTGCAGGCGATGGATATCCAGGCCCATACGCACACGGTATACCGCACAGCCGGTGCGGATCAATCCACCAACGCCTACGGCTCAAACACTGACACTGGCACTGGCTACGAAACGGCCAGCACCGGGGGAACTGAAACCCGCCCGATCAACATCGCCGTCAATAGCTACATCAAGACCTGACAACCATGGCAAACCTCACACCAGTTTCGTCGTTTGATGATGTTCGACAACTTGAGAGCACCGACGCTGCCCAGCCGAGCACGTTTAACGGGCAGGCTCAGGCGCTGCTAAACCGCACGCAGCACCTCAAGGGTCAGACTGATTTCCTCGATGCAGAGAGATTGCGCCTATCATCTACCTCCTCCCCTAGTGATGGGGCGGGGATGGTTGGTGTTGACTACGCAGGTACCGACTTGCGGACGCTGATGTACACAGTATTCGGGCGCACTGCGGCAGAGATTGCGGCAGGCGTCACTCCGTCGAATTACGCGTACCCACCTGGAGATGTGCGCAGGTATGGCGCAGTTGCTGGTGGAATTGTTGATTG